GTATTGATCTTTAATTGTAAATGCTGAAGCAATCTTCATTTCTTGTATGATGTCTCTATTACCATCTATACGAATACTGGCAGGCTTTGGTTCAAAACGAGCAACAACAGGTCTTGCCTGTGAATCTGTAATGGCCAGCATACTCTCCATTGATTTAAAATTAAAACCAAAAGATGTTTCATATAATTGCATTCCAGGATTATGGTATTTTTTACTTCTTGCCTCTAATGATAATGTTTCAATGGCATCTAATGGTCTTTCTAAAGGCATTACATATTTGTGTATACCTTTTGTTTCTTCCACGAATACGTCCTTTTCTGTATCTAATGAATCAGGATCTCTTAAAATATCTGTAATGATATTTGATATTTGTCCTGTATAGGCTTTGCTTACTTTTACTTGTTCATTACGTAGCATTTCTTTACTAGCAAAGTATAGAATATAAGTTTGCACTCTAGGATTCATACCTTGTCTTTGGCCTATACGATATATGTACATTGGGTGGCCTGATTTTTCTGTAAAATCAAAACCTCTGGATATTGATGGTGTAAATAATTTAAATTCTAATCTTTCAAATCCCGTTAAAGGTAAAGCAGCAACAACGTTCTGAGCGTCTATTAATACTAGACTGCCTGATAATGTTTTATTGTGTATGCTTTCGTAAATGTTTAATTCAGTTACAAGTGTTGATACTGATATTTTTTTAGGTATTGAATTGTTGCCTTCACTTTGGTAGGAAGTTAATATTACTTCAGATAATATAAAATCGCCAGGTCTTTTTAAAGCCGTTGTATCAATTGAGCTATACATAATTACTCACCAATTAATCCTTGAAATTCCTCTATAAAAATATTTAGATATGCTGTGTTTAATAATCTAATTTGTCTTTTAACGTTTTGTATTCTTTCTTCATATTCTCTATTAGATACTGAAGAAGCTCCTGGTGTTGTGCTGTAAACTTCTATTAAATGTGAATTGTCTGATGATGTTATTGGGCCACTTGATTGAGCAATTTCGTAATGATGTATGCCATCTGGATTTGTATATTTTTCTATTAAATAATTTTCAAATTCATTTGTTGATAATGGCCAATCATAATATCTATCACTGATATTGTTTGTTAATAATATAACCCAATGTAATTTACTATCACCAAAATGTTTAAATGCTATAGTTTCTGGACTATCACCATCTTGTACGTCATATAAATCATATAAACTAACCTCGTCAAGTATTTTTGATCTAATTTTTACTCTACGCATTAGATCAGTAACTAGTTTTAAGTTACCATCATTTTTTAGATCGTAATAACCTTTTGGAAAATATGAAAAGTACATTAGAAGCCTTCAGCAATTTTTTGTTTAGTCATAATTTCTGTTTCAGCAAATGTTAATGTCATTTTACTTAATACGGGAGCAGCACCTTTTTCATCAGCAGCAAAAGTTGTAAACACGCCTTCTGGTGATTGATCTAATTCTAAATTTTTTAATACACACCTAGATATTTTAGGAATGTATGAGTTTCTGTTTTCAAGGTACATATATGTTATTTGAAATTCTGATGGTACAACAAAAAAGTTTGTTAAACCTAATTCAGGTTGCATATGAAATTTAAATAGATTAATTATTTTAGTTATACTATCTAATTCTTTTTGATTTCTTGGAGAAAATTCATATGTAAATGTAAATTCTCTCATAGGTACAGATTTAAATACCATTTCTATATTGGGATTAATTGCTCTGCCTGTTGTTTTTGTAAATACAGCCTTAGCATCACCACCGCCAGGTATTAAAGATGTTACAGCATTTAATGCTTCTAATCCTAATGCACCTCCACCTCCACCAAATGCTTTTAAAGCATCTCCAAAACTTTTTACACCCATAAATCCAGCTGCCATACCTGTTTCTGCTTGGTCATAATTAGTAGCGTAAGTTGTTTTAACTTGTGGTGGTGTATAAAGTATAATTGAATCTGATACATAAGTGTGTGTAGGATTTTTAGCATTTAATCCTGAGCTAACCTTAGTCAATCTATCTGATGAAATACCATTTTCTTTTATTTGTGTAATTCTACTTGCTTTGTCTTGTAAACCAACAACACCTACTTTTTTACCAAAAGTTTCTAATCTATTTTCACCAACTTTGTTTGCTTTGTTTACATTTATTTTATTGCCAGAAAAAGATGAATTTTGAAATGTTGAATGTTTGTTCATTACTATATCAAATATCATATAATGGCCAGTGCCTAGATTTGATACGTCTGATGGATAATAAACTGTTCCATATTCATATGGATTTTGTTTTAGATGTTGTGTAGGTGAAGTATCTGAAATTTCTAATGGCGATTTATTTAATATCTTAGCAGCGGCTGCATTTGTTTGAGCACTGTTTTTTACACTGTCAACCAATCCTGAAACCCCACCTGATAAATTGCCTAAGTTCTGTTGTACTATGGAAGCTATCTTTCCTAACACGATAAATACCTTATATGATTAATAGTAATATTTATATGTGATATGAGAGCAAGTTATAAAGGAATATATAAACCCACCCACCCTAAGAAATACATTGGTGATCCAAATAGAATAGTATATCGTTCACTATTGGAAAGACGTATGATGGTTTATTTGGATAAAAATGATGCTATTGAATTTTGGGCAAGTGAAGAAGTGCCTATAGTTTATCGTTCACCAATAGATTATCGTATTCATAGATACTTTCCAGACTTTATCTTTAAATTAAAAACAGGCAAGAAATATATGGTTGAGATTAAACCATATAAACAATGTTTCCCACCAAAAGCACCTAAAAAACAAAGTAAGTACTTTATACGTGAACAGTTAGAATATCTTAAAAATCAGGCCAAATGGACAGCAGCCAAAACCTATTGTGAGGGTAATGATTTAGAGTTTAAAATCTTCACTGAAAAAGACATAGGTGTCTATAACTAACATAAATATAGTAAATGGCAAGTATATTAGATACCCTAGTTAGTAAACAAGGGGACACAAAAAAATCAGCAAGTTGGTATCGTAATGCTGTTGCTTCGGTAGCAGATAGAATAACAGCTGGCAAATTGATGAGACAAGGCCAATTAACAGGCCGACCTAATATAGGATTATTAAATTTGTTTTTTTATGATCCAAAATATAAAAAGACTTTACCTTATTATGATACTTTTCCATTAGTATTACCTTTAGAGGCAATACCAGGAGGTTTTAGTGGATTAAACTTTCACTATTTGCCACCACAATTAAGATTTAGATTACTAGAACAAATGCAAAGATACGCTACAAATAACAAAATGGATTCAACAACAAGATTTGATGTTAGTTGGTCAAGGGTTAAAAATATACCACTTGTTAAACCAACTATTAAAAAGTATTTGTATAAACACGTGAGATCAAGTTTTCTTAAAATAGATTTAACACAAGCAGCTATTGCTGTTTACTTACCAGTTCAACAGTTCCAAAAACGTTCTGCTGCTAGTGTATATTCAGCTTCAAGGAGTTTAACCTAATGGCCATATTAAGAGCAGGTAAAAGAATTGGTGGTTTTGATGTAAGATTAGGTATTCCTCGTGATCGTTCTTTAGATAATGTAGAAAATGATCCTAGATTTAAACAAAAAGCAGGTGGTAATCCAGCTACTACAATAGGTCGTTATCAATCATACGTAAATGAAGCAGAAGGATTTGCTCGTAAGGCCAGATTTTACGTTGAATTTAATTTACCAAAAGGTATACCACTAAGTGCTTTAAATAATAATGGTAATAATCCACAAATAGAGTTTTTAGAAGGAAATCAATTATCTAATGCTGCCAATGAATTACAACAAACATTTAGAAGTCAATCACAATTATTAGCAGTTCAACAAGCCAATGCTAAAAGAGTTCAAGCATTTTGTCGTTCTATTAGTATGCCAGATAGAGATGCTCAAACAAAAGAAATTAAACATAATGGCCCTACTCGTAAATTTGTATATGACTACAAATCATCACCTATTACTGCTACATTTTATACAGATAAATTTATGAGAGAAAGATCATACTTTGAAGTATGGCAAAATTCAGCATTTAGTACAAGTTCACACAATTATAATTTTTATGATAACTATGTTTCTGACTGCAATATATTTCAATTAGGTAGTTTTGAAAGTAGAAATGAGAGAGATGATGTAACTTATGCTGTTAAATTGTTTGATGTTTATCCAAAAACAATTAGTGCTGTTGAATATTCAGCAGATGTTAATGATGCACAAACATTTAATGTTACTTTTGATTTTAGATATTGGATTAATTACTTTATTGATAAATCAGGTAATATAGCATTAGGTAGTCCTAACTTTGCTGATGTTACAGTTAAGAGTAAATACGGTGCTTTTGGTAGTTTCATAAATAAATTACCGCCAGAATTAAGAAGAGCTGGTACAGAAGTATTAGAAGGATTAAAAAGAAGAATACCAATCGGTGGTATTACAGGTGGTCGAGTATTTCCTCCATTTGGTAATTTCCCACCACTTAATATATAATATAAAAAGGAGTAAATTATGGTGTTACCAAGAGTTGATGTCCCAAGTTATGAATTGACATTACCATCCACGGATAAAAAGGTTAAATATAGACCTTTTTTAGTTAAAGAAGAAAAAATATTGTACATAGCTTTAGAATCAAAAGATAATAAACAAATGGTCAATGCTTTAAAAGAAATAGTTGACGCTTGTACATTCAATACTTTAAAAATAGATTCATTACCATTATTTGATATAGAATATATATTTTTAAACATTAGAGCAAAATCTATAGGTGAAATTGCTAATTTTAAAGTTATATGTCCTGATGATGGTAAAACTTATACTGAAGTTAATGTAGATTTAACTAAAGTAGAAGTTCACGTTAATGAAGAACATACAAATAAAATATTAATAGACAAAAAAAGAAACTTAGGTTTAGTTCTAAAATATCCTACTCTTTCAACATACACAGTAGGATCTATGGGTATAGTGGGCGAAGAAGTTAATACTAAAAATTTTGAATCGATCTTTTCGGTTTTAATTGAATGTGTTGACCATATCTTCGAAGGCGAAAAAATATATCCATCAAAAGATGTTACTAAAGAAGAAATGAAAGAGTTTTTAGAAAACTTACCACAAGAAGCGTTTACGTCTATTAAGAAGTTTTTTGATACTTTACCTAGATTGAAGCAAGAAGTTGAAGTAGAAAACCCAAAAACAAAGGTTAAGAGTAAAATTACCTTTGAGGGGTTACAAGATTTTTTCGTAT